AGACAGATGGGACATTTAATCAGATGCGCCCGGCCCAACGTCTCATCGACCTTGGGTACCGTTCGTTCTGGTCATATGATCTTTCGTCAGCGACAGACCGGTTTCCATTAGCATTGCAACAGGTAGTGCTCTCGGCATTAATTGGGCCGAGACTAGCTGAATTGTGGGCTAGAATCCTCGTTCAGAGGTTCTATCTCACACCCGGACCCCCTAACGGGGTTTCGGGTCCCCCGCGCGATACACCTTTGGTGTATGGATCAGGGCAGCCTATGGGCGCTCTGACCAGTTGGGCAGCGTTCAGCTTGACACATCATGTTCTAGTCCAATACGCGGCGTACCGCGCGTTAGGTATCTATGGGTTCTTCAAAGAATATGCCCTCCTAGGTGATGATATTGTCATAGCCAACGACAAGGTAGCCAGAGAATATCTGGCTCTTCTCCGAGAGATCGGAGTTGAGTATGGGCTGGCGAAGTCGTTGATTTCGTCTACCGGCGGGTTTGAGTTCGCGAAGCGAACTTTCGCCCACGGGAAAGACGTGTCAGGAATATCACTCCTTGCACTTGGTATTGCGAAAGCAGACCATAGTGTTTTGGAACAAATCCTGACCCGTTTTGGAGTTCAGGGTACGCTTATGGAAACATTGCGTATCGCCTCCAAAGTCCTAGGCTACGGTTTCCGATCTCTCGCACGGCTACCAGCCGTGTTAGAGCGGAAATCACGTCTCCAAGGTCTTGCGATCTTACTTTCCCGTCCTGGGTCACCATGGGGCCTTTCAGTAATGGAATGGCTCCTACAGTGGCAACCAGGATCGGTTAGGGAGGTACCGCAAGAAGCTCTCTCAGCGATGGGAGAGCGTCTCTGGGATTCCTTACGGTCTAAGACCAAAAGTTCGATTACTCGGGCCAGGTCAAGGTTGGAAACAATCATTGTGCCTGACTCGACGTACGGTGGTAACATCGATACGTGGTTCGACAACGAGAACCTCCACGCGGAAGCGTGGAACGTTTACGTTGTCTTACCATTAGTCGGGCAATTGAAGGTAGACCTACGGGACCTTGAGACCCGGCTAGATTCTTTAGAGAGACCATCGTTAGACGATCTCAATGAGATCTGGGCGCGAGTTGAGGAAATAAGGGACGCGATCGCCGCGTTACCGAATCCAAATTTCTTTGAACGAAGTAACTTAGACTTCGGAGGAAAGAAACGGTCAGCTGTAATTACAGCTTTCCGTTCTGCTCGAGCCTGGCTACAAACCGAATTAGCTCGTAACTTATCACAGCGATGTCTACCGATCATAGGGATGGCAATGGGTGAAAGTGAAGGGACTCAACTCAGTGTAATACATGAAGCTGATGTTGTGATTCAGACACCTGAGATCACTGACTCGACGCCTGAGTTAGGCGGAACCCCCGGCCCTGGGGCACAATTCGCGCAAATGAATGCACGAGGCGATGGTATCGTTACCGAATTGGTAATGACTCCCTCTGGTCTCGTACCTAGAATCTCTTATAGAGTTTCTGGAGTCGACTTTATGGAGACTGATATCCATCTAGACGGCATTTTCCACCGCGAGGACCTATCATACCTATTAGCCCTGCAGCTCCTACCACCCGATGTAAAACAACGGGTGATGGCGAGACTCCGGGAGGAACAGTATGAGGAAATGTAGTAATACACTCCCCGTAGGATTATCAATATCAGGATAAGTGGCAGGCCCGGTCTTAGACATGCTAGACCGATACCATTAAGCATACCTTTCTTGACTACGGAGGAAACAATACCGTGGTTACCTTAAGGGATAAGGGTGATCGAGTCTACGGACGGAATCAAAGTGGGCTCTTACGAAGTTAGGAGCAACTCATCCCCCGGGCGGGAAAGCCCGAAGAGCGAGTTATCGCTGCCATAAATCAAAAGGGGCGAACTCTAGAGCAACTGCGAAAGCATCTCTCGATGTACACAGATGATCCCTAGGCCTCTCTGAAAATTTAGGCGTAGACTGACCTTTTCTGTTATCCCAGACTTCTATTGCTAGCAGTCCAGGAATCTAACCAATTTCTGGTTAATGACCTCCGTTGGGAAAGGACCTATACGGTTCCAATCCTACAAAGTAACATAGTGAGATTTAATCTCGATCAGGCCCGATAACTTCGAAAGAAGGGGGCGGTGACCTGAGTTCCAGCCGTG